CTCGTTGATCTCAGTGCCTGCGCCAGCAGTAATTCAGTTCAAACCGAGAGTGTGGCGTTTCGCATTCCTCACACGCATTCTTCGTATTGGTAGTTTGCTATGAGGTGTCTGAACATATCTGCGGCGGTAGCACTACAGGTATAGAACTCTCCTTCCATCTCGCTCATACCATACCTACATGACGACACTACATGCACAACTGAAAATCCTTTGAAGACTACAGTAGTGATTCTGTCGTCAGTCATATAGTCTTGGTAATCATCAGAAACGGATTGAGGGTTACCTGTAGCGCTCATCATCATCAAGAAGGACTTTATCTTATCCCAATCAGGACTAATGTACTCACTGAATAAGGGGTGTCTCTTCAAGTTTTGCAGGGTTCCGATCACATTCGATTCATTGCCAAAGTCAAGTGTTCCCAGATAAGTGACTAAACCTCTCAATCGTACAGGAGCATCCCTTGATACTGGATAGTATAGCAGGTTCTGAATACTACATATGGCAGCGCGCGCTCCAAGGGAATGAATGGTGTACAATAGGTGATCAGATTCCGATGCCATAGTGCAGTATTCGTGAGGGTTCTGTGGAATTCCGCGCTGAAACATCAACATCTTGACATTCTCTTTCTCCTTGTTGATCTGCTTCTCGGATTTCCTTTCATCGTTCGGGTCTACAGTGAAGCTGTAATCTCTCAGGTACGTGTTAAAGTATGTTAAAAATTGGTCATCTTCCATGGTATATCATTGCGGCTTATCATTCGACATAGCGTTTCCGGAGTGTTTCCTTTGACGGCGGCAGGGGTGACCGAAGGATGACGTGTTGAACATTGCAAGGAGTTATTCGAAGCTACTTTGCTTACAAACACACATCACCGGACAGTCACCGCGCTAACCACCGCTATGGGTTCTAGCCATAGTGCCTACCCTGTGAGATATCAGGTTACGAATGATGTCACCGACTTACAAATGCGCTGCAAATGATGTCGAGTCATATGCATGTTTCTTGAATAGGAGATCGCATCCTACCGATATATCGGCATTCGCACAAGAAGAAAATTTGTAAGAGAAGGAAGTGAAAGAATTTAAAGTAGCAATCCTTTATCCATCCACGTGTTCGCTGATGCCACTTGCCTCCTGATGACAACGAAAAGCAATCAGTTGAGACGCGGTCGGTGGAGAGACGTGCTTCAGTATCATGGACTCAATATCTATGCTTGGTTTAGCCAGTCTGCGCATGTGTTGACGCATCAGCACACTTATCTGATAGATGTCTCCATAAGTTAGGGTGATGTGAAATTTATCCCCGTTCAATTTCATGTCCTTATCAAACAGGAGTGTAACTGCATCACAACTTCTATCTGTGCTCCAAGGGTAGACACATCCTGATATTGACGCCATGACTCTGAAAGAAGCAAGAAGATCCTGGTAGAAGGTGGTTGGTAAGATAAGGTCTTCACTATCGCCGCAGTCGTAATAGTAGGGATTGGATGCTAGATATTCACCTCCATCTTGTCTGTGATCATCTATCAGTACTAATCTGTGGTCTATCACTGCTATGTTTCTGCGTCTTATGTCACAGTGTACTGCACCTCCTCTTCTCACTAACAACTGTATGAACATGTCTACTGATAGTCTGAAATTCTTATGGCTGAGGTGATGGTTGAGCATTAGTACTGGAGGGAAGAGATGATAGTAGAGATTGGTACCATCCGTTTGAGGGAGTGTGTAGTGCCAAAATGGTTCAAGTGTGCCAGTGCCAACTGTGTACGTGTGACGAAGAACCTTCCTTGCAAATACGGTACCATTAGCAAATGTGATCTTTTGAGTTTGGGCGGCATCTTCTAAAGGAAGGTGTGAGGGTGAGTGTGATATGTAGTGATTATTATTTAACTTCTTGAGTGGAGGGATTGACTGGATGAATAGAGAGAGCAAGGGGATGGCTGTGTCGCACTCGATTTGATACCACTTTTCAGTAATCTGGCCAGCTATGATAATGTTAGTTCTATCTACTCTCAACACTACACTTGATGGTAAATTGACCCTTTCTGCTATAAGTGATAGAATCTCTTCTTTTGCGACAGCGATGTGAACAGAGCTGAGAGTTTGATATCTGTGGGTGTATACCTGTTTTATGTCTTTGTTGAGAAATTGAGGTGTAATGGGTTTTGCTCGCTTACCAATGGCACTAGTGAACAGTCTATCTACAGCTCGCTCATCCGTCTTGAGTATCTCGTGTGTTCGCTCAATCCTGCAAGATGATTCACCAGCTCCTGAGGTATCACAGACTAAAGGTAAGGACCAATCAACCTTCGATTTAGGGGCGACGTTCTTTGTGTGTTGTTGTCTAATGTACTCTCCTAATTTAAGGAACGATTGGTGTCTTTTCTTGTGAATGCGCGAACGATCTGACATCTCTCGGGCGACCATGAACTGTCACTGTAA